CTGTCCGTTTCCCCCCGCAGGTCGGCCGATCCCCCCGACGTTCGGCTGAACTGATCGCATGACGGCGGCGGTCGCGGAAAGCGCGCTGGTCCCGGTCGATTCCAAATTGCGCGGCAGCGCGACGCCGCGGATCGCGACCGTTCGACCCCGCGGCCGGTCGCAGGGCGCGGCCGCGATCCGGTTCGCGCGCGACGTGCTCGACGTTCAGCTGCTGCCGTGGCAGGAGCACGTGCTGCGGGCCGGGCTCGTGCGCGCCGGCGGCCGCTGGGCATCCCGAACGGTCGGGATCCTGGTTGGTCGGCAGAACGGAAAGACGCGGCTGGTGACCGTGCGGGCGCTGGCGGGGATGGTGCTGTTCGGGGAACGGCGGATCGTCGCGGCCGCACAGAATCGCGACGTGGCGCTGGAAGCGTGGCGCGACGCGCTCGACCTGGCCGACGACGCCGGGCTGGACGTCCACGACGTTCGGCGCACGAACGGGCAGGAAGAATTCTGGATCGGTCAAGCGCGCTACAAAATCGTGTCGAACACGCGGCGCGGCGGGCGGGGACTGTCGGCCGATCTAGTGATCCTTGACGAACTGCGCGAGTACCGGGACTGGGCTGGCTGGGCCGCGCTGGAAAAGACGCGGCGGGCGCGCGCGTCGTCGCAGCTGTGGGCGATATCGAATGAAGGGGACGACGGATCGGTCGCGCTGAACGCGCTCGCGGATCAGGGACGGGCCGCGGCCGACGCCGGCGTGGCGACCGATGCCGTCTGGTTGGAATGGTCCGCGCCGCCCGACGTCGCGCGCACCGACCCGGCGGGCTGGGTCGCGTCGAACCCGGCGCTGGGCTGGCTGATCGATCCGGCCACGATCGCGAGTGAAGCGGCGCACGACGACCCGACCGTTTTTGAGACTGAGGTTTTGTGTCGGCGCGTTCAGTCGCTGCGGCCGTGGCTGCCGCCGGGCTCGTGGGACGCGTGCGCGGATCCGCTCGTGTCGGTGCCGGACGGCGCCGCGGTTGTGTTCGCGCTCGATGCCGGGCCCGAACTACGGCACGCGACTATCGGCGTCGCGTACCGGCGGCCCGATGGCCGCGCGCACGTCGAGGCGGTCGCGGCGTTCGCCGCGGACGGCGGGCCCGTGCTGCCGCGCGCGTCGGCCCGGCTGCGCGAACTGGCCGGCGCGTGGCAGCCGTCCGCGGTCGCGGTGCTGGCGCGCAGCACGAGCGAAGCGGCCGCCGTCCGGGCGCTGGACGGTACGTCCGGTCTCGAGGATTCGCAAGGCGACCCTTGCGAAAATCGGGCGGCGGTCCTGTCGGTCAGCGCCGCGGAATTGGTGCGGGCGACGAACGCTTTTCACGAAAGCGCGGTGGCGCGGACGCTGGTTCACCCGCCCGACCCGATGACCGCCGCGCACGTCGGCGCGGTCACCGGCGACGGGATCCTGCGGCGCCGCAGCCCGGCCGCCGATATCGACGGCGCGGTCGCGCTCGTGCTCGCACGCCACGCGCTCGCGACCGCGCCCGCGCCGGCGCCCGAACCGGACTGGGTCGCGTACTAGTCACGCGATGACTACCCGCGTAGTCACGCGGTGACTACCGTTCCCGCGTATGGGTCTGTTCCGGCGGGCCGCGACACTCCCCCCTGGCGAACCGATAGACAGCCCGCGCCGGCGCGGGTCGGCCGCGGTACGGACCGCGACCGATGGCCGCGACGTGCTCATGAACAGCCCGGACGGCTGGGAAGTAGATGCGCCATGGCTGTGGTGGCTGGGCCCGGCGGGCGGCGACGGGACCGGCGGCCCGTTCGGGAACCCGCTGACGACCGACGCCGACCCCTACGGGGTTTCGACGCTGCCCGCGGTGTCGCTGTGTACGTCACTGATTTGCGACACGATTAGCGCGCTGCCGTGGCGCGTGCGGCGCGGCTACGAAACGCTGCCGACCCCGGAATGGATCGCGGATCCGCAAGCGACCCGCATAGATCAGCGCGTTGTTGACCCGTCGCAGCTGTTCGACGTGCGGCTGTCCGCGGTCGAATTCTGGGCTGACTGGATCCGGTCCGCGTTGTGGTTCGGGGACGGCTACGTCTACGCGCCGGTTCGTGACGTGGCCGGCGCGCCGAAACCGCCGCTGTGGCAGCTACACCCGCACCACGTCACGATTGACGGCGGGACGTACTGGGTCGGGGATATCCCGCTGCCGGTCGGGTCGGTCATTCACCTACGCGGCGACGGCCCGTATACGAACGGTCACGGGCGCGGCGTCATCGACGCGCACGGGCTCGACCTGCGACTGGCCGCGACGGTCCGCACATACGCCGCGGGAGTGTTCCAGTCGGGAGTCCCGGCGGGCTACCTGAAATCCACGCAGCCGAATCTGTCCCCGACCGCGGCCGCGGACCTGAAAGCGAAATGGTTGGCGCAGCACGGCGGCGCCCGCCGCACGATCGCGATCCTGAACGCTACGACCGAGTTTCACCCGATCAGCATTAGCCCGGTAGACGCACAACTAACCGCGGCGCGGGAATGGTCGCTGCGCGATATCGCGAACGCGTTTCATATCCCCCCCTACAAGCTGGGCGTCCCTAGCGACAGCAGCACCTATGCGAACGTCGAAAGCCGTCAGCGCGATTTCGCGCAGCAGGCGCTATTCCCCTGGACGGCGCGTATCGAATCGACGCTCTCAGCCGAACTGGCGCGCGGGACCGATCTGGACGTGGTTATGGACGGGCTGCTGCGCGCCGACAGTAAGACTCGCGCCGATTTTTACAAGCTGGCACTGGAAGGCGGCTGGCTGACCGTGGACGAAGTCCGGGCGCTGGAAGGTCTGCCGCCGCTCGCGACGCAGGGGGTGACATGACGAATCAGCTGGCGATGGAATTGCGGACCGTCGAAATCGCGGAACGCGTCGTGGTCGGGATCGTCGTCCCCTACGACGAAACGTCATATCTGACCCCGGACCCGGCGGGTGAACGGATACTGCGCGGCGCGTTCACGCGCTCGATACAGCATCGCGGCGGCCGGATCCCGCTGCTGGTCGGCCACAACCGCGAAAAGAAAATGGGGACGTCGCGCGCGTTCCGCGAATCCGACGACGGGCTGGTCGGGGAATTCGTCGTGAACCCCGGCCCGACCGGGGACGCGTTCCTGGCCGAATGTCGGGACGGCTACTACGGCGCGCTGTCGGCCGGGTTCGCGCCCGTCCACAGCCGGCGCGGCGCGGACGGCGCACGGGAAGTGACCGAAGGAAAGCTGGTGGAAGTGTCCGCGCTCGCGGTGCCCGCCTACGAAGGGGCCGCGATGTTGGCGGTCCGATCCGCGCAGGATCTGGACGTCATGCTGGCACCGTTCCGGGCCCGCCCCGACGTGAACCTCTCCCCGATCCCGCCGCTGGTCTATCGTTCGGGTTGAGCGGCCCGCACGGCCCGACACCCGACACTGGCACCCGCGGCAGCGGCCCGCCGGTTCGGGCTGGTCACCCGAAGCACCCGCGCTGACGACGACGCGCACAGGGAGCACGGGATGATTACGTACCTTTCGCGATTGACGCAGGAACGCGATTCGCTGACGCAAGCAGCGACCGAACTGGCCGACCGGGCCGCCGCCGACGAACGGGACCTGACCGACACTGAACAGCTGTCGATGCGGGGCTGGCAGGAACGGTGCGCGGCTATCGACGCGCAGCTGACCGAATACAACGCGCAAGCTGAGTCTCAGCGCGCGTACGCGCGGCTGCGCGACCAGCTGACCGCGCCCGACGCCGACCCGCCCGGCGGCCCGCCGACGCGGACGCGCACGAGCCCGGCCGTCGAAACGCGCGGCTGGGGTGACCTGTTTGTGGGATCCGACGCGTTCCAGAACTATCCGGGCGCGGGGACGTCACGACGCGTGGAAGTCCCCTGGGAGTTTCGGGCCGCGATCGATTCCGGCGCCGATATGGGGCTGGCACCGTTCACGTACACCCGCGCGCCGGCCGCAACATCGACCCCGCTGCTCGACGTGGTCGGAAAGGTCACGACGTCGAGCGGCGCGATTCAATGGGTGAACTGGGCGCCGACCCCGCAGACCGGGCCCGATGTGACACCCGAAGGTGACCCGAAGCCCGAAGCGACGATGACGCCGACCGTCGTGTCGGATTCACTCGACACCTACGCGCACTGGAAGGGGATTACCCGCCAGGCGCTGGAAGATATCCCGCAGATCCGGAGCGTCGTGGAAGGTCGGCTGCGCCAGGGGCTGATGGTCGCGCTGGAAGGCGCGGTAGTCGCAGCACTGAACGCAGCGACGATTCCGCCCGTGACCGGATCCGCCGCGGGTGGCGACACTCTGCTGGGAACGATCCGGGTCGGCGCCGCGACCGTCGAGGCGGCGGGCTACCGGCCGAACGCGGTGCTGCTGAACCCCGCCGATTTCGCGGCGATGGATATCGCGATCATGGGCGGGACGTTGGGCGGGCCCGTCACGGGGACCGGCTACTGGGGTCTGCGGCCGATCAGCGTTCCCGGCGTCCCGGCCGGGACCGCGTATGTTGGGGATTTCCAGACCGCCGTCGTGCTGTTCACGCGCGCAGCCGCGGAAGTGTTCCTAACCGATTCGCACGCCGACTATTTCATCCGGAACATTCTGCTGCTGCTCGCAGAAATCCGCGCGCTGGCGACCGTCCCCGACCCGGCCGCGGCCGCGAAGTGCACGGTCGGCGCGGTCACGACCGGCGCGAGCGCGGGCCGGTAGACCATGCCCGCGGACGTCGCGTCGCTGCGGACCTATCTGGGCATCGACCCCGCGTCGGAAACAGATACGGACGCGATGGACGCGGCGTGCGCGGCCGCGAACGCGATGGCCGAACACTGGCGGCCCGACGCGACGCACGATCCTGAAACCGGGGACGTGCTCGCGTCGTGGCCGCCGAACATCGACCAGGGCGCACTGACGTATGCGGCCCGGCTGTACGGGCGGCGCGGCAGCGTCGCGGGGGTCGCAGCGTTCGCGGACCTGGGCGTGGCGATGATGCCGCGCCTAGATCCCGACGTGCGCGCACTGTGGCAGCTGGGCGAATACCAGCAGTCGGTCATCGCGTGAGCAGCTACGAACGGGCGCAGGAACTGGCCGCCGCGCTCGTGGCCGCCGGGATCACCGCGACGACCGACCCGCGCGCGGCGACCCCGCCGTGCGTACTGATCCCCCCACCCGACCGCGTGTTCGACCTGGCGTGTGGCTACACCGCGACATGGTCGCTGTGGGCGCTCGTGCCGGGGACCGGAAACGCGGACGCGCATAAAGCACTGGACGCGCTCGTGGACGACGTCGCGGCCGTGCTCCCCGTCGAGCGGGCGACCTTGTCGCAATACGTGCTATCGGCCGACGCGCCCGCGCTGCCGGGCTACCGGCTGGAACTAACCGAAGGGGTCTGAGATGACGATTACCGAATCGAAACTGAAAGACGGGGTGCTGTCGCTGGGGACGACCCCGACCGAACTGGATTTCTCGTGTCAGGTCACGAACGCGCGCATTAACAGCACCTACGACGACGACGGCGACGCGCAAGAGACGCTGTGCGGCGACGTGATCCCCGCGGGTCGGAAGCTGGGCGGCCGGTCGCTGGCGGGGACGTTCATTCAGGACTGGACCGCGGACGCGGCGCTATCGATCACCGAGTACTGCTACGACCACGATCTAGAAATCGTGGCATTCACGTACACACCGAACGTGGACGGCCCGACGTTGTCGGGGTCGCTGCGGATCGAAGTACCCGCCGAAACCTACGGCGGCGACGTGAACACGCGACTGACGTCCGATTTTGAGTGGTCGCTGACGACCGCGCTCGTGCGGACCCCGCCCGTCGTCGCGGCCGCGGCCGCCGGCGCGTCGAGCACGAGCAGCCCCGCGACGGTCTGACCCCGATGGCTGCCCGCGAAACCGGGGTGCGGATCGAAGGGCTGGACCGATTCGTGCGGACACTGAAACAGGCGGGCGACGACCTGGCCGACATGAAAGCGGCGAACGAACGCGCCGGCGCGATCATCGCGGACGACGCGTCGATGCGGGCGCCGCGCCGCAGCGGAAAACTGGCCGGTTCGATCCGGCCGACGAAACAAGCGAAACGGGCGCGGGTACAGGCGGGCCGCGCGTCGCTGCCGTATGCGGGCCCGATTCACTGGGGCTGGCCCGCGCGCGGTATCGACCCGCAGCCGTTCCTGACCGACGCCGCGGTCGCGACCGAATCGCGGTGGCTGCCGCAATATCTGGACGACGTTCAGGCCGCGCTCGACAACGTGAAAGGGGCGTGACGTCATGGCATGGCAACGTTTCCGCGTCCGGCTGAAAGGGGAACCGGAACCGATCCTGGTTCAGACCGCGGCGCGCGACTGGGCGAACGTCGTCGTAGATCCCGGCCAGCCGCGCGCGATGGACATGACGTTCCGCGTCGTTCACAGCGCGCTCGTGCGCGCCGGCGCCGACAACGTCCCCCGCAACTACGACGCGTTCCTGGAAGTGCTCGACGCGATCCCCGAAACGTTGGACGACGACGACGACGGGAACCAGCTGGACCCTACGGGCGCGGCACCCTAGGACGGCTGGCGGTGGCTGTCGCGCTCTACTCCGGCGTCGCGCCCGACGAATGGCTGGCCGATACGCGCGCGCTCGTGACCGCCGCCGAATTGATCGATGAAGCACAACGGCGGCGGCGGTAATGGCCGGGCCCGCGATCCTGAAAGTCGATGTGATCGCGGACGCGTCGAAAGCGATCGCGGCGCTGAAAGATACGGGCGACACCGCGCAGAACAAAATGGGCGGCGGGTTCGCGAAAGCGGGAAAGCTGATCGCGGGCGCGGTCGGCACCGCGGCCGTCGTGTCGTTCGGGAAAGCATCGGTTAGCGCGGCGATGGAATCGGAAGCGGCGATGGCCGGGCTAGAAAACGTGTTCGCGCAGATGGGCGACACGACGGGGAAAGCGGCGCAGTCGGCCGCCGACTATGCGTCGGCGCTGTCAAAAAAAATCGGGGTCGATGACGACGCGATCATCGCCGCGCAAACACAGCTGGCGACGTTCAGCGCCGTGTCGGACGAAACTGCGCGCGCGTCGGGAATGTTCGACCGTGCCACCGCGGCCGCCGCCGACCTGGCCGCCGCCGGGTTCGGGTCGCTCGACGGGAACGCGGTTCAGCTGGGCAAAGCGTTACAGGACCCGATCAAAGGAATCGCGGCGCTGGGGAAATCCGGCGTGACGTTCAGCGATCAGGAAAAAGAAATGATCGCGGCCATGGTTGAAGCGGGCGACGTCGCGGGCGCACAAGAAATCGTTATGAAAGCCGTCGAAAAACAAGTGAAGGGGACCGCAGCCGCGACCGCGACCGGCGCCGACAAGATGAACGTCGCGTTCGGGGAGACTCAGGAAGCGGTCGGCGCCGCGCTGATGCCGATCCTGAACGCGCTGCTACCGATCCTGGAAAAACTTGCGACATTCATTCAGGAAAACATTAACTGGCTGCTGCCGCTGGGCGCCGCGGTGCTGGGGATCGTCGCCGCGATCAAGATCTGGACCGCGGTACAGGCCGCGTTTAACGCGGTCATGGCCGCGAACCCGATCCTGCTCGTGGTTATCGCGATCGCTGCGCTCGTCGCGGGAATCATCTGGGCGTATCAGAATGTCGGCTGGTTCCGCGACGCGGTGGACGCCGCGTTTTCGTTCGTGAAAACCGCGTTCGGCTGGGTAACCGACGCCGCGAAAGCGGTCTGGGAATGGATCAAAAATAACTGGCCGCTGCTGCTCGCGATCCTGCTGGGCCCGTTCGGGATCCTGATTTCCGTCGTCGTCAAGAATTTCGACACGGTGAAAGCGGTCGCAGGAACCGTGTTCGACGTGATCAAGCAGGTGTTCGGCTGGATCGGGGACGCGATCCGCGTCGCGGTCAATCTCATTAGGGGCTATATCGATATCTGGCTGACCGCGTTCACCGCGGTGAAAGACGCCGCGACCGCGGTCTGGCAATGGATCAGTGACAAGATCGGCGCGATCGCGGGACTGATCGAAGGGTTTGTTTCATCGATCAAAACCGCGGCGGGGAAAGTCGCGGACGCGATCAAAGCGCCGATTAACGCGGTGATCGGCGCGTGGAATGATTTCGGGTTCACGATCCCGCGCATCGAATTGAAAGTGGGTCCGGCGTCGGTCGGCGCGGGCCCGTGGGATATCGATTTCCCCAACATTCCGAAGCTGGCGCGCGGCGGGCTCGTGACCGGGACCGGGCTCGCGGTCGTACACCGCGGCGAAATGTTCTCGGGGGTCGGCCGGCGGTTCGGCGGTGACGTGAACATAAACGTGACGACGACCGGGCTGGGCGCCGACGCGCCGTCGATACAGCGCGCAGTCGCGAACGCGTTGCGGAACTACACCGCGCGTAACGGGCCGCTTGACGTCCCCGTGCGCGCGTCGCTGGCGGGCTGACCGATGCCGTTCGCGCCGGGCGACCCGTGGCCGGGATCGGCGGGCGGCGCGTGCTCCCCCTACTGGGGCGGCTATGTGACGCTGTTCGTCCGGGCCGCGATATCGGCCGGGAACACAATGCACGCGGGCCCGCACGTCTACGACCGGCTCGACGCGGGGAATGTGCTGGGCGGCGGCGACCCGGTCGGGCGCGACGGCGGCGCGCAGCTGTGGGTCGATATCAGCCGCGACGTGCTCGACGTCGAACTGGCGGGCGGCGCGTCGTCCGCGCAAGGGATATTCAGTAAACCCGACGCGGCGACCGTGACCGTGACGCTCGCGGACCCGGACGGGGACTACGACCCGCTGAACCCCGACAGCCCCTACGCCTACGGGAATCGGTCGCGGCTGGTTCCCGGCATCCCCGTGGAAGTGTTCGCGGAAGTGATCGCGGACCCGGCCGCCGCGACCCCGACCGTGACGACGCATTACCTGTTCACGGGAACCGCGGACAGCTGGGGTGAGGAATGGACGCCGCGCCCGAACCGACGTCACGCGGTCCTGATCGCGAGCGACGCGACGAAAACGTGGACGCGTTACGACCGGCCCGAACAGCCGCCCGAAGGGGAAGGGGACACGGTCGCGCAACGCGTCACGCGGCTGGTCGATTACTACGGCTGGCTGGGGACCGTCGAGCACGGCGCGGGGACCGTGACGTTACAAGCGACGACGCTCGCGAGCGCGGGCTGGGAACTGCTGAACCGGACGCTGGACGACGAACTGGGGACCGTCTATTTCACTCCCGCCGGCGCGTTGCGATGGCTGGGCCGCGCGACCTGGGACCGCGATCCTGACCCGGTAGCGACGTTCGGCTGCGACAGCATCGACGCCGACGCGTTCGACGTGCTCGTGGACGCGTCCCCGTCGAGCGTGGATACACAGCTGCGAAACAGTATCTACGCGGCGCGCAGCGGCGGGACGACGCAGACCGCCGTCAGCGAATCGTCGGTGGCGAAGTATGGGCCCTACGAATACAAGCGGACCGATCTGGGGCTGGCGACCGACGCGCAGGCGGCCGAATGGGCGACGCACGTTTTGCAGCTGTACGCGTGGCCGCAGATCACACTGGACGACGTCACGATGCGGCCCGCGCTCGCGCCGCAGTCCTGGGAGTGTTGGGCGGTCGTACTCGGGATCGAATGGGTCGCGGACGCGGTACGCGTGCTATGGGCGCCGCCCGATTTCCCCGACCGCGTCGTGGACGTGCTCGCCCGCGTCGTCGGCACCGTCCACAACGTCACCCGCACCGAATGGGAAACCGAATGGGTGCTGGTCAATGCCGACCCGATAGGGCTCGCGGGCGTCGTCATGCACGCGGGCCCGCACGCGCAGGACCGGCTCGACGCCGGGTTCGTGCTCGCATGAAAGGGGACTGACCGATGCCGACGAAAACGTGGACGGTGGGCGAAGAGATGCTGGCCGCCGACGTGAACGCGTACCTACAAGATCAGGTGGTCGCGACGTTCGCGAACGCGGCCGCGCGTGACGCCGCGATCCCGGCGCCGACCGCCGGTCAGGCTGTGTACCTGACCGGGACCGGCCAGTTACAGGTCTACGCGGGCGTCGGGCTGGGCTGGCGTCCCCCGTGGTCGCAGCCGTGGGGGATACTCGACTACCAAACCCGCACGACGAACCAGGCGCTGGCGTCGACACCGACGACGTTGCTCACAACCGCGGCACTCACGATCCCGGCTAATCGAATGTTGCGGTTCACGTTTCAGGTCTACCTGGGCAACAACACCGGGACGACGAACCAATTCATTACGACAATCTTGTGGCGCGGCGCCACGCGCGTCACGCCGCTCGTCGCGCTCGCGATGTACAACGCGGTCGGGACGTTCGGTTCGGACGGTCAGGCCGCCGGCGTCGGGTTTGAAAACGGGCTGCCGGCTGGCACCTATACGTGGACCGTCACCGGCGTTTCGAACACCGCCGCATTTGTGGTAGCCGACGCCACGACTCAATGTTCACTGTTAGTGGAAGATGTCGGGCCGAAACTTGGTACGGCGCCGTCCTAGTTCGTGCCGACGAAATAGCCGAGCAATGCGGCGACGACGACGCACGCGACAACGAAACTGACCGCCCATACCCAATCCCGACGCATGACGAAAGGCTAACGCCGATGACACCGACCGAACCGACCGAACGGCCCGACGACGCGCAGCCCGTCGAGCCCGAAACCGAAACGTCGGACGACGAACGCCGCGACGACGACGCGCACGAGCCCGACGACGAACCCCGCGACGACGACGCCGGCGCGGACGCATGACCGGGACGGTCCGCACTGTTCGCCCGGAACGGCGGCGGCTGCGGACCGACCTGGCCGACCAGCCCGACCGCGACGCCGGGCTGTTCGTCGTGCTCGCGTTCGTGCTCGCATGGCTGGCCCGGAACCGACGCTGATGCTGGTCCCGACCGACTATCCGCAGCGGCTGGCCGCGCGCGGGCTCGACGTGAACGTCTACGCGGGCTGGGAATCGCACGGCGGCGGCGCCGATCACCGCGCCGTCGTGCTCCATCACACGGCGTCGTCGTCGGGGACCCCGCCGAAAGCTGACGCCGACTACTGCCACAGCGGCGCCGACGCGAGCCCGCTTTACAACGTGCTGGTGGACCGGGCCGGCGTCGTCTGGCTACTGGCCCGCGAAAAATCGAACAGCAGCGGCGACATTTCCGGCGTCGCGCTGAACGAAGCGCTGGAAGGCCGCGCCGATCTGACCCCGGCCGCGGTCCGATATCTGCCCGACACGACGTCGAACAACGGCGCGCTATTCGCTATCTGCGGCCAGAACAATGGGACCGGCGAACACTGGTCGGCGGCGCTGCTCGACGCGATGACGGTCTGCGCCGCGGTCGCGCTGGAATGTCTGGGGCTCGCGCACGCCGGTTACGTCACGACGCATCGGGCGCTGACCGCCCGCAAAATTGACCCGGACGGGCCCGGCTGCCCGGACGACTGGCACAGCCCGATTAACGCGGCGCTGGGCGGCGCGCCCGCGCCGGCTGGAAGGGGTGAACTGATGCTGATCGAACAGCCCGGCCGCACCGTGGATCCCGTGCGGCTGGCGTGCGCGGAACTGCGACCCGACGCGCAGCAGATCATCGGCTGGAACGGCGCCAGTCTGGCGGGCGATTTCCTGCTGGCGGCGGGCGACGACCGCCGGCGCGGCGAAGCACGCGTGCTCGATCTGCGGCCGTACACGCACGGCGCCGCGGTGCTGGGCTGGACGCCGGGCGACCGTGGGCCCGTCGTGCTCGCGGACGGCGGCGCGACGTTCTATTTCGACTGGTCGTAACCCCCCGTGTCCCGCGCCGACTGGGCCGCGCTGGCGGCGCTGCTCGTGGTCGGCGCGAGCGGCGCGCTGACGTTGCGGTATCGGGCGCAGCTGCTGGCCGAACTGCGCGGGATCCGCCGCGCGTTACAGGCCGGCCGTCGCCACCAGCACGAGCGCGGCGGCGACCACGAACCCCGCGAGCGCGGCGACTAGCACGACGGCCCAGCGGTCATTCGGCATCGGTTCCCCTTCCCCGGCCGCGGGCCCGCGGATCTGTGGGGGAGCGACCCGCGGACCCCGGCGGGCTCGACCGTACCCGGCCGCCCGTGACACAGCCGTGACACAACGGCCCGTGACGAACTACGCGCCGTAGTTATCTGCCGTGACGTAAAACCGCAGGTCAGATATGGTCGGACTACATAACCCCTAGTCATCGCGGGCCCGAAAAGCCATGCCCGACATGGCCGCGGATCCCCCGTTTCCGGGCCGCTGACCAGGGGAAACGTCGAGCGGGCCCGCCGCCGTGACACAGGCGTGACACAGCAGCGGCCGCGGCTGTGTCACGATGGCCCGCGTGACCGAAACGCAGGGCTGGTTCGTCGTCGTGGAAGTCGGGGTGATCGCGGTCGCGGCGCTGCGCGGATTACTGCTCGCGCTGTTCGGCCGTTAGCACGTCCACAGCGGCCGCTGTGGCGTCCGCGAGCGCGGGCGGTCGTTCGTACCCGCCGCCGTCCGCGAGCGCGGCCAGCAGATCCCGATAGACCCGCACGACGTCGGACAGCTGCCGGGCCGCGGCCGCGTTCGCGGCGATGGCCGCGCCGGCGGCCGCGTCGGCCAGGTCCGCGTCGTGCTGTAACTGACGCAGCCGTTCGGCCAGCCGCCCGACCAGCACGAGCCCGGCCGCGTATTCGTCATTCGTGGCCGGTAGCCGCCGCTGACGCGGCCGCGTCATTCGGCGTCGTCGTCGGCCAGCGCCGCGAGCGCGTCGCGGGCGCGAGTCTCCGCGATTTCGGTTAGCCGCAGCTGGAACAGCGCGCACCGTTGCCCGTGGTCGATGATGCCCAGCGCGACCGCCCGATTCAGGTAGGCGCGGTGCTTTCGGATTACCAGCGCGTCCAGCAGCCGCTGCATATCGCGGGCGCCGTCGCGGTCGGCGGCGGTCATTCGTCGGCCAGCCGATGCGACGCGGGCCCGACCGGAATCTGTCGCATGAGCGCGTCGAGCCCGCGCCGCTGATCGGCGTCGAGCACGAACGCGGCGGATCCGTTGGCGCGCAGCTGCCCGACGATGCGCGCCACGTTTTCGTCGGCCGCGGTCCGCAGCCGACGTTCCTCGGATAGCTCGACGCGGGCAGATTTCAGCAGCCCGGCCCGCACCGCGGCGTCGCGTTCCAGCACGTCTAACCGGCGCCGCAGCCGTTCGTTTTCGTTCTGCGCGTGGTTCAGCTGCGCGGACAGTCCCGCGTTCGCGGCGGTCAGCAGCTGGTCGGGTTCGACGTCGGCCGGGACCGCCGATGCGGCGTCGATGACCTGCGCGAGCAGCGCGGCGGCCAGCCGGTCGTAGTCGATGGGTTCGGGCTCGACGTCGAGCACGGGCGCCGGCGCGGGCTCGTGCGCCGGCGCGGGCTCGTGCGGCGCGTCGGGCTCGTGCGGCGCGTCGGGCTCGTGCGGCGCGTCGGGCTCGACGTCGTCGGTCAAGTCGAGCACGACGCGGCCATTCAGGGGTTCGGTGTCGGCCGCGTCGTGCTCGTTTTCCCAGCCCCCCGGTAGCTGCTGCGGATCGATCGCGAGCGCGATCCCGTAGGTACGGCGGCCGCGCGTTTCGCGGGCGATCAGCCCTAACGATTCCATGTCGGCCAGCGAACCCATATAGCCGGGCTGGCCGCCGACCGCGACGTGCGTGGCGACGTCGCGGTATAGGTCCGCGGTCGCGTGCCCGGTTTTGCTTCGGTAGGGATGCTGCGCAAGTAGCCGCAGCGTCTGTTCCCAGACCGCCGCCGCCCCCCGCTGCTGCCGCCGTCCGCGCTTATCGCGCAGCGGCCATTCCATGCGGCCGTCGTTGTCAAGCTGAACTGTGTAGGCGCTAGCCCCGTAACCTTTGGATCCCATTCGCTTCCCCCTGTTCGTCGTCCGGGCGCAGCAGCGCGTCGAGCGCGGCGGCCGGGACGTCACGGTCATCGCGTAACCAGTGCGCGTAGACGCGTTGCAACGTTTGCACTGTGTCCCCGATGTAACCCGCGACGGCGACCGGGTTCGTCGGCGCGATCCCCCGCGCGGGATCCCCCGCGAGCATCGATGACGCGCAGAAATGTCGCAGCCCGTGAAAGACGAAACCGGACGCGTCGAGCCCGGCCGCGACCAGTAGCCGCTGCCACATTTCGTAGAACCCGCCGCGCCCGCCTTTCGCGACGTACAGCCCGCCGTTCGTGTTCGGGAAACAGACCCCATCGACGCCGTGCGGGTAGGCGCGCGCGTGGCGCCGTAGTTCAGTGACGACCGCGGCGGGCAGCACGATTTCGCGGGACCGTTCCCCTTTCGGCGTCGTCAGCTGCGCGACCCCGCCGATCACTTGTACCTGACGTTCGACCGTCAGTGTCCGTGCGTCTAGGTCTAGCTGCTCGTAACCGACGCCGAACACTTCCCCGATGCGCAGCCCCGCGGTACCTAACGCGATCGGCGCCCGGAACCGCGCCGGCGCCCAGCGCCACAGCGCGACGACGTCGGCGCGGGTCGGGACCTGTTCCGGCGTCACCTTGCCGCGTTCGTGTTCCGCGACGCGCGCCCGCCGCGACCGCGTTTCGGTCCCTACGGTCGGGTCGGTCGGGATCCGATGCGCGGCGTGCGCGGCGCGCATGATGGTCCCGAAGTAGCCGAACGTGGCGCTGGCTGTGTTCGGCGCGTAGTCCGCGTTCAGTCGCAGCCGCGCCGCTTTCATGGTCAGCGGATCGATCGCGGCCAGCCGCACGTCGTCGTCTAAGACGCGCACGAGCCGGGCGACCGCCTGACGGATCCGGGCCCGGCTGGTTTCTTTGACGTCGTGACCGTCTAACCATTCGTCCGCGAACGCCGCGAACGTTTGGCGGCCGGGCGCGGGCCCGACAAACGTCCTGTCTGCGACGGCGGTCAGCGCCCGGTTCCGATGCGATTTCGCGTCGGTCAGCCGGTCGTATGTCGCGGACTGCTGTTTGCCGTGCTGGTCGCGCCAGCGGGCCCGGTACTTCCCCGATGGCAGTAGATCGATGCCGGGCGGTAACTGTTTGGCGGCCATGACTTGCTCCCCGAAATCTGGCGCCCAGGTATGCACAGTGCCATACCGGCGGCGGGCGCGGTAGTCCTTCCCCGAATGATATGGGCTGTCTACATATCGGGAAAAAATCTGGCGGGCTGAACTGACGGGCCCGTCAGCTGCCGCCGGTTAGGTAGTCGTACAGCGCGACCAGCGCGTCGCGCGCGGCGAGTGGCAGCGCGTCGTCGGCCGCGAGCGCGGCCCGCACGGATAGTTCCCGCGTCACGAGCCCGACCGCCCGCCCGAAAAACCCGAACGGTAGCGCGAGCGCGTGCTCGACGCGTGCCAGCGTTACCAGCGTAAACAGTCGTTCGCCGCGTTCCAGCCGTGACACCGCGTCTTGACCCAGCCCGATCGCGGCGGCCAGGTCCGCTTGCGTCATGCCGCGCGCAGTGCGTTCGCTGCGCACGCGCGCGCCCAGCGCGTGATCTGCGGCCGCGTCATCCGCGAACGGTATCGGCTGACGCGCGGCGGGCTCGCGCTGCGACATGGTCCCCTGAACATAAGTCCCCATTGTCCATTTGTCAGTGACGGCCCGCGTGCATATGTTCGACCCGCTTACGAACCGAAGGCCGGGCGGCGGGCTGGGGGAAGCGAATGGCCCGAACTGCGACCCGACGCCGGGCATTACCCGCCGAACCGGACTACACCGAATGGGGTCGGCTGCTGCGAACCCGGCGCCTATTCCTAGGGTTGACGCAGGCTGACGTCGCGGCCCAGATCGGGATCGTTCAGGACGCGGTGTCGCGCTGGGAGCACGGGCGGCCGCCGAACCCGCGTCAGCAGACGGCGCTGGCCCGCATACTGCGGGCGCCGGTATCGGTCCTGTTCCCGTATCCGCCCGACGTGACATGACCGCCCGGCTGCTGACCGCCGCGGAAGTCGCGGAAATCCGGCGCACGACGACCGCGGCGCTGGCGCAGGAACGCTACCGGCACGACGGCCCGCCGTATGTGCGCAGCGGCCGGCGCGTGCTGTACCCGGCCGATCTGCTCGACGCGTGGCTGACCGCGCAGACCGTGACCCCGCCGCCGGCGCGCACGATCCCGCCCGCAGTGCTGCGGGCGCTGGGATGAACGCGGGCGACGTCGCGCGGGCGGCGATGTTGGAACTGGAAAGCGCGCAGCTGGCAGTTAAGCGCGCGGCGTCGGGTGAGCCCGACATGGTCGAACGCGTCGTGGCGCACGCGCTCGTGTCCATCGCCGCGTCGCTCATGCGGCTGGCGGGCGCGCCGGCGCGCCCGCCGCTCGACCGCGAGCACGATACCGTGACCCGCAACGTCGCGGCACTCGCGAACAGTGTGCTGAACCTGAGCGCGCGCGTGGACCGGCTGGAAGATGCGCAGCCCGCGCCCGACCCGCTCGACGTCGAGCCCGGCCGTGACTAGCGCGCTCGCGGTTCCCGCGTCGGGTGACTGGGTCGCGGTGCTGGAATATCTGGGGCTCGACCCGCGCAAACCCGAAGTGCGCGCGCTCGTGCTGCTGTGCGACCGTTACGGGCTGGATCCGCTGCTGGGTCACGCGCGGATTATCAGCACCCGCGACGGGTTCCAGAACTACGTGACGCGCGACGGGCTGCTGGATATCGCGCACCGTTCAGGAATGCTCGACGGGATCACCGTGGACGAACAGCGTCGGAACAGCAGCGGCGACGGCTGGACCGCGTATGTGTCGGTCTGGCGGAAGGACATGACGCACCCGTTCCGGTACGGCGCCCAGTGCAAAGACGGTGAGGCACAAGCGCGGGCGGGGAACGGGCCCGAAATGGCGTTGGCGCGCGCGGAACGGCGCGCGCTGAAACGCGCGTTTCGGATCGCGACCGACGACCGCGTGGACGACCACGACGTGACGACGGTCTACGACGTCGAGCCCGACCCGCCGACCCCGCCCGCGATCGTCGGGGACGGCTACGCGCACGACGAACCCGAACGCGACGACGACGCGCCGGCGCCGCTGTCGCAGCAGGACGCGCACCGCTGCGTCGGGATGCTGAACGCCGACCAGCGCGACGCGTTCCTGGCCGACCACGGGATTACCGATTTCGGGGAAGCATGGCCGCCCGAAGCGCTGCTGGAAGCCGCGCTGATCGCGCAGGAACTGTTCCTGTGATCCGCCGCCGCCCGTTCTCAGCGTTTCGCTGGGCCCGTAGTACCTGGCGGCGCCGCCGAATGGCTGAAAACGGATCTGCGACCAGGGGAAATACCGGGCTGGTGCGGCTGCTGCCGCCGGCGGCGCGCCGACCGTTCGACTGGGAGCGTGACGCATGACGACCCGCCCGACGCGCGCCGATCAGGCCGCGGCGCTGGAAGGAAAGCTGGACGCGAACCGCCGCCACGTCGAGCACCTAGCCGCGCTGGTCGATGACCTGACCCGCCGCGTCGGCGCCGCGGAAGAGAACCTGGCCGGGCTCGTGACCGCGGTCGGGCTCGTGACCGACCGCCACGTGGAACGGCTGGACGACCTGACCGCGTTCGTGTCCGCGCTCGTGGCCGGGGGATCCCGTGACGACTGACGAACGGCGCGCCTACAACCGCGAACAAAAGCGGGCGAAACGGCGCGCGCTCGACGTCGAATTCGCGGACAATTTCGCGTCCGCGGTCGCGGACAAAATCGCGTCCGCGCACGCGGACAAAATCGCGTCCGCGGTCGCGGACAAAACCGTGTCCGCGGTGCTCGAAAATCTGCGCGCCGTCAATTCTAATTTCTATTCCCAGCCCGATAGGGCTGGGCTGGGAATAGGCGCGCGCGAGCGGACGCTGTCCGCGGACGCGGACACAAACGGTGCCGCGGACGCGGACAGAAACAACGGCGCGGACGCGGACACATTCACTGACGACGAACGCGACGAATACCAGCAGCGCGTCCGAACGATCCGCGAGCAGCTGGCCGAACAGCGCGAACGTCGGGACCTGCTGTGATCGCGTCACTTTGCCTCGCGCTCGCGTCGTGCGTCATCGCGCCGCCGCCCGTACCGGCGCCCGACACAGTGCTGATCGAACACGCGGAACGCGCGCAAGCGCGCGCGTTCCTTCACGACGTCGCGGACGCGCGCGCGCTGATCGAATGGGTCGATGCCGTCGACGCGCCGCCACAGCCGCCACAGCTGCCGCTGACGCGTCCCGACGCGCCGCCCGCACTGTCGCACCCGACCGTTACCGTGGACGTCAGCGGCGCGACCGGGACCGTGAACGGCTACCCGTGCGGCGGCCCGCTCCCCGACTGCTCGATACTCGCGTGCGAATCGGGCGGGAACCCGACCGCGCAGAACCCGCGCAGCAGCGCGTCCGGGCTATGGCAATTCCTGACCGGGACGTGGAACGGATACGGGGGATATCCGACCGCCGCCGACGCGCCGCCCGACGTCCAAAACGAACGCGCCGCGCAAGTCTGGAACGGCGGCGCCGGCGCGGGCCACTGGGCGCAATGTCGATGACCGACCAGCTGACGCTGAACCTGACCGCCGGGCGCGCCGCCCGCGACGACGCGCTGGACCGCGTCGAGCACGCGGCCGGGGACTGGAACGAACTGGCCCGCGCGGCCGTGACCGTCGTCGCGCACGCGCAGCCCGAACTGATATCCGATGACGTATGGAACGCGGGACTACCAGCACCGCGGGAAGGCCGCGCGCTAGGGCCCGTCATGCTGTGGGCCCAGCGCGCCGGGCTGATAACCCCGACCGGAACATTCCGGCCCACCGCGAAACCGAACTGCCACGCCGCGCCCGTCCGGGTCTGGACGTCGAACGTCTACCGGCCATGACCAGCGCGCTACGACGGTCGGGCTCGACGCGCCGCTGGCGACAGCTGCGCGCCGCCGTGCTCGTGCGCGACGCGTACCAGTGCTGGCTGTGCGGGCTCGACGGCGCCGACAGCGTGGATCACGTCATACCGCGGACGCACGGCGGGACCGACGACCCGACGAACCTACGGGCCGCGCACAGCCGCTGTAACAGCAGCCGGGGTGAAAGCGTCCCCGACGTTCCCGCAACGTCGCGGACGTGGTGACGTGGAAACCGACCCGGCCGCGATCGTCACAGCCGCCGACGTCGTGGCGTTCGACGTGGCCGACGACGAACATGACGCGGTCGTGCTCGACGTGCTCGTGCTGCTGCGATATCAGGCGCCGGACTGGGATCGTCCACGGCTGGCATACATCAGCACGCGCACGATGGACCGGGCCGCGCTAATCGGGGTGACGTCGCAGGTACTGGATCACCTACGCGCCGACGCGCTGACCGACTGGGAAACCCGTGACGACTGACGGCTGGACGACGAACCGGCGGGACGGCTGGCTGCGCCGGATACCAAAGACGCCGCGCGGCTACCACGACGCGCGGTACGGGCCCGACCTGCTCGACGGCGGCCCGCGCTGGTCGGGTGATCCCGCGCCACCGCGACCGACACGGCGCCGCGTCGCGGGCGAATGGGATAACGACCCCGCCGACTGGCAGGACGACGACGTGGAAGCGTGGCTGGACTGGCAGCACCGACGTCACGCGCTGCGGGTGAAACGCGCGACGAAAGGGACCGGGGGGTGATCGGCGCGCGCGCGTTCGCGTTGGGGAAGTCG